TGGTTGGGGAGGTGATTGAACAGCGCGCCCTTGAAAAAAAAGTTGAGGATGAGGCTTGACATGTGCGAACACTGTTCGTATAGTTACATCAGCAGCACATCACAACAACAGACAGGAGAAAGACATGAAAACTATCAATCAAATCGGCCTCGAAGAAATCCGCATTTTCCTAGCGGAGAATCACAAGTTGGGAGAAGCCTTCACCCAAGACATGTTGAACGCCTGGGTAGCAGACGCCGAATTTCAGATGGCAGAAGGTAACCTGCCCAGTATTGAAATCAAGTCGTGGGACAGCATACACGGATATACGCAGGAATACACGATTAGCAAGTCTGGGATTGACGAATAACAATTATTTCCGCTCCGGCGGGGCACAACAGGAGATCATCATGGGCTACTTTAGTTATCACCAAATCGGCAACGCCACTTTGATCGTGACCCACGCGCCTGATGGTGAGGAGATCGAATACCAGGTGCAAACGGCTCGCGGGCTGCGTTCTTGCTACTTTGACCGGCGCGATCATGCCGAAGCCATGGCGAGGGCCTGCCAATGAGACTTGCGACTAACTACATACAGTTGGCGCTCACTAGCGTGCTGGCAGCAGCGGCACGCGGTGAGATTGATCTTAACGAACTTGCGAAACAAGAGCTGGCGTTGCGCGGGCTGGACTCCGAAGGCAACTGGGTCGGCCTTGAGAATGCAAGGCGTTTAAACCTAGTGGAGCGCAATGGATAGCCCTACACCTCAGCAGGTGCGCGAAACCCGCTCGAAGGCGGGTTTAAGCGCTTCCAAAGCGGCAGCATTGATCTATCGCTCCACCAGGAACTGGCAACAATGGGAGCTGGGCGAACGAGCGATGGACCCAGCGCTGTTCGAACTGTTTTGCTTAAAGGTGCAACATGTACGACCCGGCGAGTGACATTGTGTATTTAAAAAAGCTTTGCACTGAGCTACAGCGCGAGCTGGCTTATTCTCAGCCTGATCGTGGCGACGTGGAGAAGCTGGCCCGCGATGTGGAGTATTTGGCGGGACGCATAATTGAGTGGGCGAAAGAGTGACTCTTTTTCACCTTGGCCGAATAACATTACCTCGTGGCATTGGCGCTAGGGGGATGGCGACGCTCAACAGACTGTTGTTAAGATCAACGCATATTTCACAAGATGACGCGCCACATGAGGATGAGCAAAAGCTCAAAACCAAATTAACCGCGATTATTGGTGATTTGACTAATATTATGACCAGTACAGGGATTTTGATTTATCGCAAAGTTCCTGAGCATAAAGACGATTGGGAGAAAGTTTTTTATAAAAATAATAGAGTTGCTCCTGCTTTTCTTCATGTCGTCATCAAAGGACGGTGCGATATTAGAGTGGGAAAAACGAGAGCATCTTTTAAGCGTGGGGATGTTTTTCTCATGAATCCAAACGTGTTACATGAAGTCACTTCAAGTTCACTTTGCGTGACGTATGTGTCTGCGGTGCCTATGGCTGAGACTCTTAAAAGGGTTGCGAAAGAGTGACCACTCTCAAGATTCAGACCCCGCGCTGGGCTGTTCCGTTACTCAAGCCCGCTCGCTACAAGGGCGCTTACGGAGGGCGAGGCTCGGGGAAGTCTCATTGCTTCGCTGAAATGCTCATCGAGGAACACATCCTGAACCCGTCAAGTCGGTCAGTTTGTGTTCGTGAAGTTCAAAAGTCGCTGGCTCAATCAGTCAAACGATTGCTTGAGATGAAGATCGAGCAGATGGGGGCTGGCGCTTACTTTGAAGTGCAAGAGGCTGTGATTAAGTCACGCAAAGGCGATGGCTTGATTATCTTCCAGGGTATGCAGAATCACACGGCAGACTCGATCAAGTCGCTGGAAGGCTATGACCGGGCTTGGGTGGAAGAGGCTCAAAGTCTGTCACAACGCAGCCTTGATCTGCTGCGCCCGACCATCCGTAAGCCAGGCAGCGAACTTTGGTTTACCTGGAACCCGAGCCAAGCAAGCGACCCGGTCGATGTATTGCTACGCGGCACAAACCCTCCGCCTGACTCCGTGATTCTGCCTGTCAATTTCGACGATAACCCTTGGTTTCCCGAAGTTCTGCGCGCTGAAATGGAGTACGACAGACGGCGCGACCCGGACAAATATTCGCATGTCTGGCTCGGGGGCTATCTGCAAAACAGCACAAGCCGGGTGTTTAGCAATTGGAGAATAGAGGAGTTTGATGCACCCAAAGACGCTGTGCATCGGCTTGGGGCGGACTGGGGATTCGCTAGCGACCCGACGGTGCTGGTGCGCTGCCACATCGTTGGGCGCACGCTCTACATAGACCACGAAGCCTACATGGTAGGGTGCGAGATTGTTAATACGCCTGACCTGTTTATGACGGTTCCTGAGTCTGAGAAGTGGCCGATGGTGGCCGATAGCTCACGCCCTGAAACAATCTCGCACATGCGCTCGCATGGATTCCCAAAGATACTGCCAGCAGTTAAAGGGGCAAAGTCTGTTGAAGAGGGTATAGAATGGCTGAAAAGCTTTGATATTATTGTGCATCCTCGTTGTAAGCATACAATCGACGAATTGACTTTATATAGTTACAAAACAGACCCTTTGACTGGTAAAGTTTTGCCTATATTGGAAGATAAAAGCAATCACGTGATCGATGCGCTAAGATATGCTTGCGAAAGCGTAAGGCGCGCCCAGCCTAAAAAGGTGCAAAACTTTGTGCCATTGCCAACGATTAACCGCTGGGGCGACAATTCGCGAAGGCATTAAGGAAAATATAAATGGCTCGAATTTCTAAAGACCAGTACCTTGCAAACCTGCACGCGGAGGCGCTGGCAGAATTCGACAACATACAATCTGCATTGCGCGACGAACGTCTCCAATGCCTACAAGATCGGCGTTTTTACTCGCTGGCTGGTGCGCAGTGGGAGGGGCCGCTGTGGGACCAATACGAAAACAAGCCAAAGTTTGAGGTGAATAAGATTCACCTTGCCGTCATTCGAATCATTAACGAGTATCGAAACAATAAGGTTTCGGTGTCGTTCGTGAGCAAGGAAGGCGAAGAATACGATAGCCTGGCCGATACCTGCGCCGGTCTTTATCGGGCCGATGAGCAGGACAGCGTGGCCGATGAAGCCTATGACAACGCTTTTGAGGAAGCTGTCGGCGGGGGGTTTGGTGCGTGGCGCTTGCGTACAGAATACCAGGATGACGAAGACCCAGAGGACGATAAACAGCGCATTCGAATCGAGCCGATTTTCGATGCAGATTCTTCGGTGTTTTTTGATCTTGAAGCAAAGCGCCAAGACAAATCAGACGCCAAGAAATGCTTCGTTATTACCTCGATGACGCGTGAGGCTTATAAGGCAACTTGGGGAGATGACCCTACTAGCTGGCCGAAAATCGTGCATCAATCCGAGTTCGATTGGTGCACGCCTGATGTGGTGTATATCGCTGAGTATTATCGCGTCGAGGAAAAGAGCGAGACGGTCCGCATCTTCCGGACGATCTCTGGGGATGAGGAGCGGTATAGGCAAGCTGAGTTCGACGAGGACGAAGAGCTTGAAGAGCGCCTCGCTGCCATTGGCTCGACCGAAGTTCGCTCAAAGAAGTACAAGGTCAAGCGGGTCCGCAAGTACATCATGAGCGGTGGCGGAATCCTTGAGGATTGCGGATACATTGCGGGCAAGTGCATCCCTATCGTGCCGGTGTATGGCAAGCGCTGGTTTGTGGATAACATCGAGCGTTGCATGGGGCATGTGCGGCTGGCAAAAGATGCCCAGCGCCTCAAGAATATGCAACTCTCGAAGCTTGGAGAGATCAGCGCGCTGTCTAGCGTCGAGAAGCCTATCCTGACGCCTGAGCAAGTGGCGGGGCATCAGATGATGTGGGCAGAGGATAACCTCAAAGATTATCCGTACCTGCTTATCAACCCGATCACCGATGCCAATGGCAATATGACCGTTGGCGGACCAGTTGCATACACAAAAGCGCCCAACGTGCCGCCTGCACTTGCTGGATTGCTGCAAGTCACTGAACAGGACATGCAGGACATTCTCGGCAGTTCGCAACAGGCCGACAAGATGGTCAGCAACATCAGCGGGAAAGCTGTAGAAATGATTCAGCAGCGGCTCGACATGCAGGCGTTCATCTACATGTCGAACTATGCCAAGGCAATCAAGCGCAGCGGTGAGATTTGGCTGTCGATGGCGAAGGAAATCTACGG